TTGAGCTTCTGAGAATCCACCTTTTAGTTCGTCTTCAAGAGCTTTCTTTTCTTCTTTACCTTGATTCATTAACTCTTGGTACTGTATAGTACCGCTACCGAATAGCTGTGTACCGCCAAACTTACCACGAGTATTGGCAATGGAAATCTTCATTAGTGCTTTAGCGTATTCCATTACCCAACGTTCCTTGACTAGATCTTTAATAGGTCTTTCAAGATAAACACCAATAGCACCAAAATAGCGAGCAGATTTGTTTAAAGTAGGATCAGGTGTAATGCGTAGTACTTGTGTGCGTGGGTCAAACCGGCAGTACTGTTTCATAGCAAATAACTTTTCACGGGTCTTTAACCAGTCTTTTAATACGTGCCAAGTTATTAAGTCAAATGCTTTACTACCTAAAGAGTATGCAAAATGCATTTGTTGCGCCATTGATTGTTCAATAGTAAACAACGTATTAACACCTTCATTAGTACCTTCCTGGAAGTTATAAATGTCTATAACCTTTCTATAATCATTTAAATCATAATCCCAACCAGTTTGAAATGTAGAAGTAGCTGATGAAAGCTCTGGTGTATAGTTAATAAGAGTGTCAAGCTTGATACCTTGACCACCAGTATACAAGTTAGAATCAAATATTAATATTTCTTCTGTACCAGGTGTAAAGCGTGTAAAAACTTCTATAGCATACGCAATCATGTCATATGCAGCTACACACGCTATTTCAAGATTAATAAGAGGTGCACCTAACTGAAAGAAAATACGTTCAGCTAGCATATCATAACTCTTAATACGATTGTTTAAGTTAGTAGATAAAAATGCTGCTGGTCCAACCACTGGTTCAGCGCTTGGTGCAACAAAACGGTTTTGGGAAAAAGTGTACGAACTACCTGGTTGTGCATTTGACTGATCTATTTGTACAGTTACGTAAACGTTATTCTGTCCAGACAAGCCTTGTACTCTGCCGTTATTAACTCCGTTACCGTTTACATACCATCCAAGTTGTACATCATTAATACTAGGGGTTTGATTAATCGGAAAAGAACTACCAGACAAAGGAAACCCGGTTGGGCTATACACACCTATAATGTTACCCGGTGTAGAGTTAACATCTGTATAAGCTGGGGTTGGATAGTATGGATACGCCATACCTATACTTAGGACGACTTAAGCACTGGTAACACTATCTTTAACACTTCTTCTGCACTTAGAAATGCTTCATCATTAGGTACTACATTCCACCAAAATCCGAATTGGTCAGGACGTAAATACTTGCGATCTTTAAGGATATTGGTATTTTGTTTATAACCGTATATCTTTGGATCAGACAAACCAAACATTATAAAACCATTAGGTATTTTGTAATAAGTTGCAAAGTGTTGGAAAAAGTTATCTACTGAAAACCAAGCATTACACCCTTTAATAAGGTCTAGTAACTCTTGTGGTGGTAGATTATGCTTAATCGTGGTTACACCCTTTAGTAGCTTCTCTCCCGCCACTCCAATCTGTACTATCTCTATATCAGGTATTTCTTGTTTAAGTAAAGTTATTAACTGCTCCCAATAAGGATAGTTTTTAGGGTTAGTACCGTTATGACCGGCACAAAGTTTTTCTTTAGGAAGCTTTTGGGAATATGGGCTAATGACTATTTTCATAGATATACCTTTCTCATTGCATCAACTAGTTCGTTTTTCCAGTTTGTTTCAAACATGTACTTGTAAACGTTTTGAGATTCTTGATTAACAAATGGAGCTGCATCTACTAAAGAGCATAGTATAATGTTTTCGTCTTTAATGTCCCAGAAACAATCTGGCCAACAACAACCAATAACAATTTTATGCCCTTTATACTTTTTAAGTATGTCTGGTAGTAGTTGTTTAAATGCATAATGATCTCCTCTACCACTATCCAAGAAAAAGAACTTGTATTTGCTTGGCTTAATCTTCCATTCTTCTAGTTTGCCACGGAAACGGTTTTCATCGTTAACTAACATCTTATCATCTCTCTCACTACGTATACCACCAGTTTGATAATGGAAATGCCATGTAGTTAAGCCAAGCACCGCCACCAACTTCCACCCAGCTTTAAACATTTCATATGTAAAAATAGTTTCTTCTCTGTGACCTTTTCTAGAAAGACCTAAATCGTAACCATGTGTGGCAGCCGCTACTCTATATAAAAAGGTACTACCTTGCAAGTGTTCTACTTCTTTAAGTGTAATACCTTTCCTTAGATTCCATTGTTCATTTACACCCAAATAAATGTCATCCATTTTATTTGAAGCAAGCGAGTTACCTAATGGATTTTTTGGGTCTACTATTGACGGACCAACAGCCCCTATCTTTGAATCAGATGTAATAGTTTTATAAAGTGTTTCTAAAGTATCCGGAAGTAATATATTATCATCATCAATACGCCACAAGAAAGGCGTTTCACAAGTCTTTCGTGCAGTTTCATGATTGTATATCTGCCCTGACCTTGCTCCAGGTATCCAATACCACTGGATATTTGACAGTGATAATGCACTCAACATATTGTTAAGTACATCATTTTTACGTGGATCGTCAAAACTATCATTATCATCGTATATTACGACTTTAGCAGGTTTAGCGTTTTGACTTAATAAAGACTGCAACACTAGTGGTAAAGTAGTAGCAGAACGTCCGCGAGTTGAAATTGTTGCTGTTACGTCGCTTAAAATCATTTAGTATATTTTATGCTAACTCTTTAAAAATACAAGAGCTTACATAGTTTTTTTATACCATTGGCATAAGTATAGTTAATGTTTTACAAACTTATAACTCAGACCCCCATCACCGAGGGCCTAGATTATTTAATCGAAGAGGGCAACAAAGACAAGCCAGCCAATGTTTACGTATCTGGTGTTTATATGGTAGCGGAAGAAAAAAACCGTAACAACCGTATTTATAGCCGCGAAGAAATGGCTCGTGAAGTAGAACGTTACAATAATGAATTTGTTAAAACAAACAGAGCTTTAGGTGAACTTGAACACCCAAACAGCGCTAATGTTAGCAGCGAAAGAGCATGCCATTTGATTACTGAACTCCGTATGGAAGGTAATGTAGTAAGAGGTAAAAGCAAGGTACTACGCACTCCACTAGGAGAAATCATGAGATCTCTAGTTATGGATGGTGTTAAAATGGGCATGAGCTCGAGAGCTTTAGGAACAGTAGAAGACAGAGACGGTACCAACTATGTAAGCAATATGAAGCTTATTACTGTTGATGCTGTTGCTGATCCTTCTGCTCCAGGTGCATTTGTTAACGGTATTCTTGAATCCAAAAACTTTATTATCAAGCAAGATGGACGATATGAAGAGTGTTACGATAGTTTCGAAAACAAACTTAGCTCATTACCTAAGAAGGATGTAGATCTTTACTTAAGAGAGCATATCATCCACTTTATTAACTCCCTTAAATAATATGAACGAAAAAGATCAAATCAAACGCTTTATTAGTCACATAGTGGATAACAACTACGCAGCTGCTAATTCATCTTTACAATCAGTTGTTAACGAAAAACTCAAAGAACGCATTAAAAAAGCGGATTCTGAGTTGGTAAACAAAACACCCAAAAAATCCTAATAATAACATCAATTTTACTAAATATTTAATACGATATGAGCCAAGACATTCAAACAATTCTTAAAGAGGCAACCAAAGACCTCTTATCCGAGGAATCGCTAAAAGCAGTTTCAGAAGCTGTTCAAACGAAAGTTAACCTCGCTGTTGAAGCTGCCCTTGTACAACAAGACGAGGAGTACTCAACTAAACTTGAAAAAGTTTTAGAAGCTATTGATGCTGATCATACAGCAAAGCTTGAAAAAATCGTGACTCGTATCGATGAGACTCACGCAGCTCAATTTGCCACAGCAATGAAGAAGCTTGATGATGACACTACCGGTAAACTCAAGAATGTTATTAAGATGTATGAAAGCCAAATCAAGAAAAACGCTGACTACTTCAAGAACACAGTGGTAGAAAACGTTTCTTCTTACTTAGAACTTTATCTTGACAAAGCTATTCCAGCACAACAGATTCAAGAAGCTACACAAAACACTCGTAACTCAAAGATCGTTGATGAGATTAAGCGTTTAGTAAGCTTAGATGAAACATTTATTAATGAAAGCGTGAAAGAAGCTTTATTAGATGGTAAAAAGCAAATTGACGAAGCTAATGCTAAAGCTGCTGCAGCACAAAAGAGCGCTCAACTGTTAAATGAAAAAGTTGAAGCATTACAAGCTAATCTATTATTAGAAAAGAAAGCAGCTACTTTACCTGCTAACAAAAAGAACTACGTAACACGTGTTCTAGCAGAAAAGAGTACACAATACATTAATGAGAACTTTGACTATGTAGTTAATATGTTTGATAAGAAAGAAGAAGAAAATCTTCAAACTCTTAAAGAATCCACAAAGCCAAAATCACAAGGTATTGATGTATTAGTTACAGAAAACAAAAAGCAAGTATCCAAGTCCTTTACATCTGCAAGTGATGATGGAGACAAGTACGTAGCTGAGTCTTATGTATCGTTACTTAAGAACAGACTTGCTTAATAAATAAATCAGATTTTTATCCAAAAGCCCGAGAAATCGGGCTTTTTTTTGTAAGTATATCTACACGTTGAAGTACTGTTAAGTACTTGAGGTATTGTTAGTTAAAAATTATTTAGTTATGAAACAAATTAAACCTTCACAATCATACATCGATCGTGATCGCGCTGGCCAACTTTTAAAGAAGTGGGCACCATTGCTCGACCACTCCGATGATAATACTCCAGAAATCGTAAACGAACACACTCGTTTGAACACAGCTATCCTTCTTGAAAATCAAGAAAAGTGGTGCTTTGAAGCAGCTAACGTCGCTGGCAATGCTGGCGTATTCGGCACGCTACAAGGTAACCCTGGTCAAGGCGGTCTTCAATCAAGTGACTTCTACGCACAAGGTGATGCTCGTCTACCAAAGATCCTCATTCCGATGATCCGCCGTACCTTCCCAGAATTGATCACAAACGAAATCGTTGGTGTTCAACCTATGAGTGGTCCAGTTGGTCTAGCTTTTGCATTACGTTATAAATACGATGCAGATCCACTCGGAAATACACAAGTTGACAACGGCGGCGGCTATAGCCAATCAGCTCAAGGTCAACAAGGATGGACACATGCTTCAGATGGTAATGAAGTAGGTTGGAACTATCTCAATACTCGCTTCACGGGTATTTCTTCAACGTTCCTTTCTGGTAACGCTGACTTCAACGTATTACCAACAGATGGTGGTATTGCACAATTCTTAAGCAATTTTGAATTAACAAGCAACATCCCACAGATGGTTGTAAGCTTCGAAAAGACAGCAGTTGAAGCTGGTACACGTCGTTTAGCAGCTCGTTGGTCCGTTGAACTTGAGCAAGATCTCAAGAACATGAACGGTATCGACATTGACAATGAATTAACGAACGCTATGTCGTACGAAATTCAAGCTGAAATCGACCGTGAAATGGTAATCCGTATGTGCCAAGTTGCTCTCAACGCTGGTGCAGGCCAAGGTTATTCATTCTGGAACGCAGCTTCAGCTGATGGCCGTTGGTTAGGTGAACGTAACCGTGACTTCTTTGCACGTGTTATTGTTGAAGCTAACCGTGTTGCTATCCGCAATCGCCGTGGCGCAGCAAACTTCATCATTGCAACACCTCGTGTTTGCGCAATGTTTGAAATGCTTCCTGAGTTCCAATGGTTCTCAGTTAACGGTAACGTAAACACACAACCAGTTGGTATTGCTAAAGTTGGTACAGTCGGTGGTCGTTTCACGATCTACCGTGATACACGTACAGAAGCACAATATCAGACAAATCAACGTGGTACAATACTTGAGTACGCTTTATTAGGCTACAAGGGTGCTGAATACTATGATACTGGTATTGTTTACTGCCCATATATTCCAGTGTTAGTACAACGTACAATCGGACCTAACGATTTCAGCCCACGCGTTGGTTTAATGACCCGTTATGGCGTTATTGACCACATCTTCGGTGCTGCGTTATACTATCACCTCATCATCGTTTCCGGCCTCGGTCAGGCATTCGTTCCTGGTACCGCTGCAACAATGCTGTAATAAGTATTGTAACGGTAAAACGTTTAAAACTAAGAACCCGACTAGCAATAGTCGGGTTTCTTTTTGTTAATTTTCTATAAAGTTTAGTATTTTGTTGATAAGATTATCTAACTCTCTCTGATACACCCCGGGACGATTGTTAACATTATGAACAAATCTATCTTGGTTTTTAATACAATATTGTTTTATATCTTCTAAAGAGTAGTTGCACAGTCTATGTAGTTCTCCATATACTGCTGACATTTTTAATAAAGGATCTGTTACCTTATCGTATGAATGATCAATAAAATCATCAAACATATCAAACCCACAATCTCTTAAATACTGTACATGCCCGTCTACTGTAAAGAATAGAGGTAACTGGTGCATGCAAAAAGCTTTAATAGTTTTTTCAGTTACAAATACTCTATTCCAATGAAAAGGATACTTGAAGCCGTCAGTATTTGACCAATATTGATTGTTGTACGTAAAGTAAGACGATTCTGTAACAACATGTATTAAAGCATTTTTTCCTAAACTATTATACTGCCTGAAATGCACTGCAGGGTCATTCGGATCTCCAATCAAATCAATTTTTATTTCCTTTAAACCTACATCGTGAGAAGGATCTTTACTTATACTGTTAAGGGTAACTATTCCTTTCTTATCTAGTCCTGATGAAACTAACAACTTAACTAATGCTGTTCTAGTTTTGCGGGGTTGTCGGTTTAAACAAGCATAATATTGATCTCTTTCATTAAACGGTACAGGGTTAAACCCGGTACTTTCTTGTATTGATGCTGAAAAAAAAGTTGATGCAGTAATATGTCTTGGATGGTAAGAATCCTTACCAGAATCTATATAAATAGCATTTTCGTAAGTCTGTAAAAGGTATAATATATGTTCTTTAAAAGGAGCTTCCTGTATTGCTGAAAAAATAAACTTAATATTCTTTTCATTATGTTTATCAACGCATTTTTTTATTACTTCTTCCCACTTATCTACTGTACCTTCTCTAGTTACTTCAAGATAGACTACTTGTACGTTTTTTTCAACGCTGTGTGTTTTTACACGTTCTAATAATATACCGCTTAGTATAGTACCGTCATAACTATAATCTATTAAGTTTACTGGCATATTAGCTTTCTAATAAGATTTTAATTTTATTGAGAGCTGTATCAAGCTCCTTAGCATATACTATATCACAGTTATTTACATTATATAAAAATCTTTCTTTGTTCTTTTCACAATACGCTCTTATTTCATCTATTGTATATTCATTACACAATCTATATAGTTCGCCAAATACAGCTGTTGTTTTTAAAAGCGGATCGGTTATACTATCATAAGAATGATTAATAAAATCTTCAAATAAATCAAATCCATTATCTTTTAAATATTGTACGTGTCCGTCGACAGTAAGAAATAAAGGTAACTGATGCATAATAAATGATTTAACGGTTTTTTCTGTTACAAATACTCTATTCCATGGATTAACATATGTGGGGTCTGTATTATAAAAAAAAGACGTCTCATTAATCATATTAATAAGAGCGTTGTCTCCTAAGTTATTAAAAATAGGTGAAATAGCTAAAGACACTTTAAACTTTTCATTATTACTTAAATCAATAGTAACAGGAGACATTACTTTGTCGCCTTGATTATAAAGCTTGTAACCATAACCAGGTGGTGGAACCTGATTACCTGCGGTGCTTGTTATTTGATGGTTTAAAGTTATTATACCTTTACTATTTAAACCAGTAATATGTAATAACTTGACAAACGCTGTTCTGTGTATTTTGTACTTTCGGTTTAAGCATACAAAATATTTGTCCCTATCGAAAAAAGGTATAGGTGTAAAATCTTTATTTTGCTCTCTAATATTTGCTTCAGCTCTTATTTTAAAACTAAAAAAGTAAGACAAGTTTACATGTCTTGTATGAAAAGAATCTATTCCAGAATCAATATAAATAACGTTCTCGTCAAAGTTGATTACTCTTAACACATCTGTTTTAAATGGTGCTTCCCCTACCCCGGATATTATATACTTAACCCCTATTCGCTGATTTTTCTTTATAAAGTTTATAGCATCTGTTGCCCAATCTAGACCACCATTAAACTTTATATGGTAAAATACCGCATCAATATCTTTAACATCTAACATAGATATTCTCCATTTTATATCGAGTTTTTCTGCGTTAGTGTCTATATATCTTATAGGCATATCCGTACTTATAAATAATACCTTTACATGCAAGTTTGTTAAATAAAAGCATATATTATTCTTGTTTTTGGGTAAATATAAACAGATGAGTAAGAAAAAACGCCTGCAAAAACAGAAGTTAGCTCAACAAAGTCAAAATAATACACCTGCTACTAAAGACAAGAGTCTTTTAGTACATCAGGCCGATAAGTTAGAAAGACCGGTACAGATTCGACAAAGGCCGGATTTAACAAACAGGCAAAAAGAGTTTCTTAAGTTAGCTTTAGATAATCACACTAAGATTGTTTTTATTACTGGCCCTTCTGGTAGTAGCAAGAGCTTTCTAGCAACATTGGTTGCTTTGGAATTACTAAACCTAAAAAAGGTTTCTGACTTAATATATATTCGTAGTATAGTTGAGAGCTCAGATAATAAAATGGGATATCTTCCGGGCGACGCTAATGAAAAACTGACACCCTATCTTGAACCATTAATGGAAAAGCTTGATGAACTACTCTGTAAAGCTGATATTAACATGTTAATGAAAGAAGGACGGGTAGACGGTAAACCAACAGGATATCTTCGCGGTCTTTCTTGGAACGCTAAAGCTATTATTATGGACGAAGCTCAAAACAGCACGTTCAAAGAGCTCACAACTTTATTAACACGTGTAGGTCAGTTCAGTAAACTATTTATCTGCGGAGACCCGATGCAATCCGACATTAACGGTAAGTCTGGGTTTGAGAAAATGTGCAATGTTTTTAATGACGCTGAAAGCCGAGATAAAGGTATCCATGTTTTTACGTTAACAGAAGCAGATATTGTACGCAGTGAAATTGTACGATACATTGTAAAAAAATTAGAATTATATAATAAGAAAAACTAACTTTTGTAACTCAGTCCAGCGCACTGGCGAGAAAAAAATATTTTTTTTCTTATAGATAAAAACGTAAAAACGTTTACAATACGTAAATAATATTCCCTGTAACTAAAACTATGATATTCGACGAACAAATCTCTCGTAAACCTAATCGCTATCCTTGGACAGAGGAATTTATCGAATCCATGCATAATGGTTTTTGGACTCACAAGGAGTTTAGTTTTAAATCAGACGTACAACAGTTTAAAGTTAAGTTAAATGATCAAGAAAGAGAGATTATCATCCGTACTTTATCCGCTATCGGTCAAATCGAGGTAGCGGTAAAAACGTTCTGGGCTAAGCTTGGGGAAAACTTGCCACACCCTTCATTACAAGACTTAGGTTATGTAATGGCTAATACAGAGGTGATTCATAACAATGCTTATGAAAGACTACTCACTGTACTCGGTCTTGAAGATATATTTGAAGAGAACCTTAAACTGGAATGGATACAAGGTCGTGTAAAGTATCTTAAAAAGTACACACACCGTTATTATAAAGACTCGAAGAAGCAGTACCTCTACGCTCTTATACTTTTTACGTTATTCGTAGAGAACGTTTCATTGATGAGTCAGTTCTATATTATTAACTGGTTTGCACGCAACAAGAACGTACTCAAAGATACTGACCAGCAAGTCAAGTATACCCGTAATGAAGAACATATTCATGCACTAGTTGGCATAAAGATTGTTAATACCATTAGAGAAGAGTACCCAGAGCTTTTTGATAAAGAGCTTGAAGAGAGAGTTCTTGCCGAGGCTAAAGAAGCATACGAAAGCGAAGCAAAGATTATCGATTGGATGGTTAACGGTATTAAGGAAGACGGATTAACTGCGGCTCATCTTAAAGAGTTTGTAAAAGACCGTATCAATGAATCTCTCAGAGGTATTGGCTTCCCAGAGGTGTATGAAACGGATTCTAAGCTTCTCAAAGATATTTCCTGGTTTAACGAAGAATTACTTGGTAACAATATGACCGATTTCTTCCATTCTCGTCCTGTGGAGTACTCTAAAAAGTCACAAAGCTTTTCAGAAGACGATTTATTTTAATAAAAAGTATAGTATAATATATAAAAATGAGTAACAAAAACATTTACTGGCTGAATAGCGACTCTCGCAAGTTCCTTGAACGCGGTTATCTCCTAGACGGAGAGACTGCTGAAAAGCGTATAAGAGATATAGCTGAGACAGCTGAAGATTACCTCAAGTTAAAAGGCTTTGCAGATAAGTTTGAAAGCTATATGCATCAAGGCTTCTATTCCTTGGCTTCTCCTATTTGGTCAAACTTTGGCCGTAATCGCGGTTTACCTATCTCG